CAGGAAGTGGGCAAAGGTTGTCCGATCTGCCAATGTCTTGGCAAGTTCCTCGATCTTTGCGGGGTTCTCGTGGGTAATTTTTGCGTAGTTATAGCACCAATTAGGCATGACTTGGTTCTCCTGTTTGTGGTTATGGAATGACGGGGATTGTCATTAGCTTGGTGTCGGTCGTGAACAAGGCTCCGGCTCCGTTGCCTTCATCGTCACTACTCGGCCAGATATGCGTCTCGTCATCGAGAATGATGACAAGCGGTCTGGCGGACCATCCAAGTCCCTTACGCTCCTCGGCGGTCAAGTATCGGACTTTTTTAATCGTCCGACCGACCAAAACGGCGGCGGCCTTGTCTGCCCATTGTTTTGCGTAATCAGTCATAGCTTCCCCCTTAAATTGACAAAACGCGACCATCGGAAGCGGGCTTCTCGTATTCCTCAGGCTTCCCGACGATCCGGAGATATTGACCATCGCCGCGACCGCTGCGGGTGTAGGCGTCACGCATAAGAGCCTCGGCAAGTTCCGGCGACTCGGCTTCAATTAGCGCAATGCTTGGCGAGCGCGGCCCGTTTCCAAAGGGCGGCGCAAAGTATCTAATCTTAAACTCTCTCATGGTTTGGTTCTCCTTGCTATATCTATAAGGTCCATCTGGTCTTTATCGTCACTGAACAGGCCCGAGGGCGGCTTTTGCTCCACCCTCGGTGTCAGTTTTCGTTCGGCTAAACGGCGGGCAAGGGCGGCATCACTTATCCGCTCGGCGCCCGCGATCACGGTTTGACGGTCCGGCTTCTTCATTACATCCACTCGGACTTGAGCAAATAACCGCCATCGCGGTCTGCGCGGTTTTCGTTCTGGTCGGGCCAAAGGGTGCGGGCGAGGCAATAGACGGCATGAAAGCCCATATCCATGCCGCAACCCGTGATGACTAGGCCGCGGTCGTGTTTGCCGCGTTTGTAGTTTAATGCCGCGCCAATGTAGCCAGTTAGCCAGACGGGACGGTTTTCTTTAATCACGTAAAAGTCAATCGTTCGGCTCATGCCGGAGGCTGAAACGTGCCGCAAAACGCAATAGACCGTGTCGCCTTGGTTAAGATTGCGGCGCAAGCTATCTTTTGCCTGTTCCTGATAAAGCCGCTTGCCTTGTGCTTTTGGCAGCTGCTCGCCTTTTAGAAACTTGCCGCCCGTCCAAATCGTCGGGTCGTTTGTCTCATAAATGCAACCGTTCTCGGATTTAACGTAGTGCAATGTCATAACTTAGTTCTCCTATTAAGCGGCAACGCCGACAAGTTGATGATTTTGGTCGTATTGGAGGGGCGCGGTCATGTCGGCATCGGCCCACGTTCCTAAGCCTGTCTCAACTTTGTAGGCGTAGGCTTCGGCCTCTCGGTTGTCGTTCTCAAAATAACAAACGACCTCGCAATATCTTCCGAAGTCGTGGTATTCGGTCTTGATGTGCAGATACGCGCCCTCTGGTTCGTCTCCATAAACCTTACGCAAGGCTTGAATATAGAAAAGGCACTCAATACGGTTGAGACGATAGGCTCCCTCGGTGATGCCTGTTTGGGCGCATTTCTCGTCTGCGGGGCATGGTCCGATGTGAATATGATCTAGCATGGTCTGGGTTCTCCTAATCTGACGGGCCTCGTCAGTATCCGCGCAACGGATAGACGCCGGACGGCTCCGGCGTTTCGGCCTCAATAGGGCGTTTCATTGCCTCGGGCATTGCGTCCCTTGGGCGTGATTGCTCCGATTTTGGTCAGGTATCCGCGCTTTATGAGGCTTGCTTTAATTGCCTCAAGCTCTGGCTCTTTTATGCCCGCGCGGTTAAAATATTCTTTACGATAGCTTGATTTGAGCTTGCCAATGATTGCCAAGACTTTGCGCTCGGTGGGCGTGATCTCATCGTCAGACGGTGGCAATAGTTGGGCCGCATTGTCTGGGTGAATGTAAAAAGTCAGACCAAGATCACGGCCAGAAAAAAGCGTGTGTTTCACAACGGCAAAGCCGGAGCGGAGCGTCACGGTTTTATCGGTGCGGGTATCAGACCAAGGCGCGGACATATTGTCCGAAGCGTTGATGGCTCGGCCTGTGGACAGATCAATCGCCTGATAGGTATCACGGGAGCCGCCAGACCATGTTCCTGCTTGGCTCGGGATCGTTAAGCTGTCGGTCACGACAGCGCGAAAGGTCTTGCCATTGTATCCGGCTTTGAGGTGGGCAGGGACTTGTGAAGGCTCAAGATAAATCGTCTGCATGGTTTGGCTCTCCTGTTCTGGTCATTGGCGACCAATGATCCGGCTCCGCTTGGAAGCCGGACTGTTGGGCGTCACTTGGACGGGTTAAGGATGTATTCTGCCATGGTCATAAGGACCATTGCGCCGTCATGGTAGCGGGCGCGATGCTCGGTCATAGCTTGCGCCATGATCGCGTTAATCTGATCCTGAGAGTAAGTTGATAACTCGTCCTCGAGGTCGTTCCATTCCTTCGGATAAAATCGGCGGTCGGTGACGATAGACTGAGCGCGGGTGAGTGCATCATCATAACAAAGCATGGTCTGGGTTTCCCTTCAGTTGAGTGTCACGCCGCGAGGATAGCTTCTGAGAGTGACAAGGCGTCCTTGAGGATTGCGTCAATTTCCGGCTTGTCGGTGTAGTCGTGTATGACTTCTGCGCCATTGCCATGCACAAGGTGAACAAATCCTATGCGCTGATTGTTCTTGTCGCGGAAGGCAAGCACCGTCTCACCTGTGGTGCCGATAGCGTCTAAAATCGCGTTGCGGTGGCGGGACAGATTAACGGTCCAATCCTCGCCATCGCTGACGCTGACGGTGCAACCCTTGGCAAGGGCGGCATCTATGATCTGGGCTTCTATACGCATTTCAATTTGACGGGTGTTGGTCATGGTTAAGGTTCCTTATTGCGTGAGGATTTGAAGCAGGGTGCAGAGGGTTACAATGCCAAACATCATCGACAGAAAACCGATGGTCTGAAGGATAATTAATAGGGCTTTCATGGTTTGGGCCTTAGGCGTTAGCTTTGAAGCGGAGACACTCTTGATAGGTGCCACGAAAGACGATGCGGTAGGAATTGCGGACCGTGTCGCCTTTGCAGACAATTACATTGCCGTGGGCGTTCTGTTGTGCGGTGTAGATCATGGGTTGGTTCTCCTAAAGCAAATCAAGCTATATATACAGCTAGGACACTAGCATGGTCATTTTGTCCGATACAAGCGTAAAGTGCAAAAAAAATAAAAAATTATTCTGTAGGCGTTTCAAGGGTTTAGCTTGTGAATAGCGCAATATTGAGGGCCGGAGCGTAATTTTTTTGAAGGGCCGCATTGCCTCATCATGGCCTAGACAATAGCAGAGATTAGATAGGTAAAGCACAAGGGGTAGGAGGGGTAAAGGGTAAGGGTAGGTAGGTTATGGGGTAGGGGTAGGGAGAAGATCACGCTAGCGCTACGGTTTGATTAAAAGGGTGGGTGGTAGGCTTTGCAATCAATAGAAGGTTGGTTATAATCAAAGTGAGCATAAGGGTTTCAAGGGTTTATCGGTGGTAATATAATACCGCATAGGCTCAAAGTGAGCATAAGTCCTTTTCTCTGATAAAAAAGGGGTTAAAAATGCCTAGAGGGGGTGCAAGAGTAGGGTCCGGACGCAAAGCCGGAACATCGGATCGGGCTTTAGGCAAAATCAGTGCGGAGCGGGTGCTTAATGCCACGGGAACAGGACCGGACAAAATGCCTCTAGCTTATATGCTCGCTGTGATGAATAACGATAAAGAGACAAGCTCGGTCCGGTTGCAGGCGGCAATAGCGGCGGCCCCATATGTCCACCCTCGTCTGGCTTCTGTAGAAGTGAAGGCCGAGAACAACACCACGCTACAGATAGAGAGTGATCTGGGGAAGGCACTACGGGAGCTTGCAGAAATTGCCAGATTGCGCGGCCCAATCATCGACGGGGAGATCCTAGAACCCGCGACCATGCCAGAAGATACGGACATTATGACCGAGCCGGACATTATGACCGACGGACAAAATGACCAAGAGCCGGACATTATGACCGAGGAGGAGGAAGAAGGTGGGGAGGAAAGGCCGGAGGAGTAGGGGCAACCCCCATGGCGCGCGCGCGTAAAACCTAAATACCCCTCCCCCACCCGGATTCAAATTTATGATTTCTCCCATCGACGCCATCACCGCCAACCTTCCCAACCTTGACGGTCCTGCCAAGGAAGCCATCCTTGCTCGTGTGGTTTGGTTGAAGGAGGCTCGGCCTAATCAGATTGTGCCAGATGTTAATGACTGGAGCTTTTGCGGTGCCTTGGCTGGCCGTGGATTTGGGAAAACCAGACTGGGGGCGGAGTGGGCGTGGTGGAAGGCGTGGAGTATGCCCAAGAGCCGTGGGTGTATTGTAGCACCGACGCGGTATGATGCCCAGAGTGTTTGCATTGAGGGGCCGGCGGGATTTTTGGCGCGGTGTCCTGCCAATTTGATTTCGGCATATAATAAGAGTGAGCTGAAGATTACGCTGATTAACGGGACGATTATACAGGCGTTCTCGGCCAGTGAGCCGGATCGGTTACGTGGTCCGCAGCATCATTGGGCGTGGTGCGATGAGTTAGGGGCGTGGGAGAACGGGGAAGAGACGTGGGATATGTTACAGTTTGGTATGCGCTTGGGGGATAAGCCGCAGACTGTCTGGACGACGACACCGAGGCCGACCCCGATTATGCGGAAGATTATTAATCTGGATGACACGGTTTTGATTCGGGGGAGTACGTTTGATAACGAGAACAATCTTCCTGCGAGCTTTTTCCAGAACCTGACGCAGTATAATGGGACCAAGATTGGAAGACAGGAGCTGATGGGGGAGCTGCTGGATTCGGAGGAAGGGGGGATTATAAAGAGGGATTGGATTAACATCTGGCCGAGATCTCAGCCCTTGCCACCGTTTCAAATGATAGTAGTGTCGCTGGATACGGCGTTTACTGAGAAGACGAGGGATAAGAAGAGTGGTGACCCTGATCCTACTGCTTGTACCGTTTGGGGTTATTTTGACCATGATGGCCGGGTTGGGTTTCTTCTTTTGGATTGCTGGGAAGACCATCTGGGGATGCCCGACCTTATCGAGCGATCAAAGAAAGAAATGAAAATCAGGTGGGGCGATGACGAGTTTAGAGCCGCAATTAAGCCCGCCTTCGGATCTTCCAAGCCCATCAACGTCGGTAAAAAGCCTGATTATCTTCTCATTGAAGACAAGGGTTCTGGTATATCCTTACGCCAAATGCTCTACAGGGAAGGAATATTTCCAATTGCTTATAATCCCGGAAGGGCTTCTAAGCTCCAACGTCTCCACGGGGTAAGTCATCTATTTGCCTCTGGCTTGGTTTGGGTGGTAGAGTCAAAGAAGATGGCTGGGGCGCCGGCAACGTGGACGGAAAACTGGATGGGTCAGTTGTGCGCGTTCCAAGGGGAAGGGTCGATTAGGCATGATGACTATGTTGACGCAACCACACAGGCTTTGCGTTGGATGGTAGATAATGTTAATCTCTCCGTCACCGAACAGCCGGAAATTGACTACACTCCACAGCGGGAATTGGTAAATCCTTATGCCGTATGATTTTGACGATCTGGACCATCAGGACCACTTGGCTCCTTCAGAAATCCGGCCACCCATGAATTTTGCGGATGGTGGTTTGGTATCAAATCCATTGACCAATGTGATGAATACCCAAAGCCAGATGAACATGATGTCGCGTCCGACCGGCTCATTCTCTGGCATGTCATCTCAAATCAATACCAATCCTTCCCCCGCTGTTATGACGCAGAAACAAACCTATCAGGGTCTTCCACAATATCAGCCAAAGTCATATCAGCCTGATGGTATGCCCGGCTCACCACCTCCTTCACCAGCAACACAATCCGTGCAGCGGACAAATCCTTATGATCAAGGATTGCAGCTGTCGCAAAAGCAGCCTGAAGATTTTCCAGCCCAGCCTTTTGAAATCCCCGGCATGGGTCAGGCGCCTATGGTTAATCAGCAGCCGCAACAGCCTCAACCGCAAGTTGTGCAAGTTGAACAACAACCGCAATCTCCTCTGGCTATGGCTAAGGGTGGAGCAGTTGGTAGTGGACCGGAAAGATTAATTGCCCAGATCCGCAAAAAGTTTGCGGAGCAGGGAATTGATTTTGATAAGATCATGGCGATGCGTCTTCAGCACATGGGTCAGAAGGGTGACACCATGCTGGCGCATATTAATCCTGAAGAAGCCAAGATGTTGAAAGACAATGGCGGCTCAGGAAAGATTAACCCGCATACAGGTCTTCCGTCCTTTGGCTTTGATGATGGCCCGGAAGCTGGTGGCACTGGTTCATTTTCTGCGGAACGATCGGCAGAAGGTCGATCTGTAAGAGAAGGCGATACGGTTAGTGGCGCATCCAGCGGTGGCGGCGGTGGTGGCGCAGCTGACACAAGTGGTTATGATCGTAGCAATGATAACCGTGGTGACCGCAGCAGCCGTGAAACTGATAGTGGTGGCGGAAGGGATTCAAGTTCCAGATCTTCAGCATCAGATGCAATAACCAATGAATTGAACAGACAAAGAGCTGAGCAGGCTGTTTCTTCAGGACAAGATTCTTCTTTCTTGTCTCGCATTGGTGATGCGCTTAATCAAATTGTTGGTATAACGCCGGCAGAAGCAGCAATGTCTGCTGCTGCAAAAGCCAAGCAAGCTGAAACAGATGCTGTATTAAAAGCTATAGCTGAAGCAAAACTTGCAGGTGTGACGGGAAGTGTTCCATTAGGATTTAAGTCACCGCAAACAATTGCAAAAGAAGCAAACCTTGTTGAAAATCAAGCGCAGGCTGCAATTGATGCTGCTGGCATGAGAGCAGGGTTCCCGACTGGACAGCCTAATCTCTATACGCCTACCACTGGCCCAACTACGACATTCAATGCAGATTCAAGCGGCATTGTTCCTACAGGATCATTTGTTAAAGAAGAAAAGACAATTCCTGAAATTATTAGGGACTTTATTAATCCAACGGGTCAGGATCTTGGCTATACAGCAAAATACACTTTGCCTGATGTTGGTTTGAGAATTGGCTCTCAAGGAACGTCAGCAATTACGACTGAAAGCAAAAGCCCATTTCAGTCTGTAGTTGATGCAATTACTTCTGAAGCCGTTGCTCCTTTGGCAGTTAATGCTTTGCCAAAAGCACCTCTTGCAGCTTCTGTAACCCAGCCAAACATGAGCAATGCTGTTTCAATGGGTCCATCGCCAGCGCAATTCCGTGCAGCTGAAAACAAATCAATGGCTGATCTTGCTGCTGCGCAAGCGCAAGCTCAACAATCAACTAAAAATCTGTTTGATGAATATGGCGTTAGATCGCCGGTTGCATCTAATGTTCCATTCCCAATGCCCGTACCCGGTCGTGTTCCGGTTGAAGAGGCTGCGCACCCTATTCCTCCAGAAGATATTCCGCCAGCTCCACCGCCTCTTACAAGAACAGGTGTTCCCATGCCGCCAATTCCTTATCGGGATCTTGGTGAAGGCAACATTCTTGATTCTCTTCTCAAACCATTTGGCTTGGATACAGAGTCATGGATTAACAACAAGGCGGCTGAATATGAAAAGCAGGGCTTAACGCCAAGCGATGCAGCTATTCAAGCGTCTTATGATTTGCGTCATATTCAACAAGGATCGTATGGTCCTTATGGCAATATGACATTCCAAGAATACCGTGAAGCCTATGGTGGTGGCCGTGATACACCAACAACTCCACAATTAACTACACCAAAAGAAACGACACCAAAAAAACCTAATGAAAAACCTAAAAACAAAAAACCATATAGAACTTACTTGGGTCTGGGTGATTTGGAAAATTATGGTTTAGGTGGTGGTGAACGATCATTCTATGATTATGCCAAGGGTGGCGCTGTCAGCCCATTGAAAGCGGTAAAGAAAAATGGCTAAAAAACCAATTAACCCCATGGAAAATCTGCTTAATTACCAAGAGCAGATGGGTGAAGACCAAGAGCAGCTTGAAGGCACTGAAGAGTCTGGCGATGAAGAGTCTGGTGAGGAAGAGGCATCAGACGAACAAGACAGTGAAGAATTTGAAAATGAAATGTCATCTGGCCAAGAAAAGTCGGATGAAGAAACTTATGATGAAGACTACGAAGAACCGAAACCCGGATCAGAGTATGAAGAAAATGAAGAATTTTATGCAAACCTTGCTGAAAAACTGCCAGACACTGCTCAAGATGAGCTGGCAATGGATTTGCTCGACGCTATCGACCGTGACAAAGACGCTCGAGCGTTACGTGACAAACAATATGAAGAAGGACTAAAGCGCACCGGCCTTGGCAATGACGCCCCCGGCGGCGCTCAATTCCAAGGTGCATCCCGTGTTGTGCATCCTATCCTTACAGAAGTGTCGGTTGACTTTGCTGCCCGCGCTATTAAGGAACTTTTCCCGCGTTCAAGCGCAGAAGGTGGTCCTGTAAAGGACCGCATCCTTGGTGAAGTAACAGAAGAAAAGGTTGCCAAGGCAAAACGCAAGTCCCGTTACATGAACTGGCAGCTCACAGAGCAAATGCCGGAGTTTCGTAATGAGCTTGAACAGCTTTTGACACAGGTTCCGCTTGGCGGCGCCCAATATATGAAGCTGACATGGGACAAGCGCCTCAACCGGCCGCGTCCTTATATGGTTACGATCGACGATATGTATCTGCCTTTTGCAGCTACGTCGTTTTATACCGCAGAACGCAAGACTCACCGCCAAAATGTTACCCGTTTAGAGTTTGATCGTCGTGTCAGCTCTGGTTTGTACCGTGATGTTGGTCTTCTTCCAGCCTCTCCGCCTGAACAAACCCGTGCTTCCAAGGCCAATGACAAGATTGAAGGCCGTGAACAGCACGATTATTACGATGAAGACGGCTTAAGAGAAATCTTTGAAGTCTATTGTGAGGCTGAAATCCATGAGGATAAACTCACAAAGGGTGAAATTGCCCCATACATCATTACAATTGATGCACAATCCAAGAAAATTCTGGCTATTTACCGCAACTGGGAGTCTGAAGACCCCCGCCGTGTAGCCTTGGATTGGATTATTGAGTGGCCATTTGTTCCTTGGCGCGGCGCTTACCCCATTGGCATGGTTCACATGATTGGTGGACTGTCTGCTGCTATCACCGGTGCGCTTAGAGCTATCCTTGACTCGGCTCATATCCAAAATAGCCAGACGGGTTTGAAGCTGAAGGGCGGGTCTCGTGGTGGTCAGAGCCTGAACATCCAGCCGACGCAAATTATTGAAGTTGAAGGCACCCCCAACAACGACGATATTCGTAAAACTTTTATGCCGTTGCCGTTTAACGGGCCAAGTGACACACTCTACACCCTTCTTGGCTTTTTGGTTGACACGGCAAAGGGCGTTGTCCGCACCACGTTTGACGATATTTCGGATAATCCCGATCGTCTCCCCGTCGGCACAACCTTGGCTCTCATTGAACAGGGTATGGTGGTGTTTAATGCCATTCATGCGCGTCTCCATGATGCCATGGGCAAGCTGCTCAAGGTGCTTCACCGCCTCAACTACACATATCTTGATGAAACAATCGAGGTTGCCGAGCTTGGTGAGCTGGTTGTCCGCCGGTCTGACTTTGAAGGCCCGATGGACGTCATTCCGGTATCTGACCCAAACATTTTCTCGGAAGTCCAGCGGTTTGCCCAGATTCAAGTCATTGCAGAACGCGCAGCGGCCAACCCAGATCTCTATGATAAGCGGGCTGTTGAAGAGCTAATCCTGAAGCATACCAAGATTCCGGATGCAGCTGCGCTCTTATTGCCTCCAAATGAGCCTCCGCAGCCGCAAAAGATGAACGCGGTCAATGAAAACGTGGCAGCTTCTATGGGTAGCCCGGTCATTGCGTTCCCAGATCAGGACCATTTGGCTCATATTCAGGTGCATTTGAGCTATATGATTAACCCGCTTTTAGGCGGATCTCAGGTCATGGCGTCTATCTGCATCCCGCCGCTTTTGAACCATATTAAGGATCATTTGGCTCTTTGGTATGTCAATGAGACGGTCAGAGTAGCCTCTATTGCTGCTGGTCGTAGCATTGCGGACCTTATGGATCCAGATGATAAAGATGTGGATAACGAATTTGACCGGATGTTGGCGGCATCTGACAGCGTTGTTGAGCAACAAGCAGCTGTTCAGCTACGCGATTTGCCGGCCCTAATCCAGCAGGCAACGCAGATTCTGGCTCAATACTCGCCGCAACCGACACCAGATCCAACTTCCGTGGCTCTTATGTCTGCTCAGGCTCAGATGGCTGAAGCCCAACGCAAGGCGCAGTATGACCAGCAAAAGGCGGATATTGACCGTGCCAAGATTGCGAGTGAGGCGCTCAATAAGTCCAAGGAAATTCAGGCTCGGATTAACATGAACCGCGAGGATAACCAGACGGCTATGCTGATCTCAGCTTCTGAGCTAGAATCCGGACACAAGACTAACCTCCGAACAGGAACAGCGATAGGAAGAGGATAAGGACATGAAGGCTTCAATGAAGGGTCCAATTGCCCAACACAAAAAATTGGCAATGGGCATGGCTATCCCACAGCATAAAGGCAAAGCAGCTCCTATGAAAAAAGGCGGCATGATGTCAGAAATGGAATGGGAACATTCTAAGAAAGATATGATGCAGGACAAGAAGCTCGCCAAAAAGCATGGCATGAGCATGAAGTCTTGGGAAAGCTCCAAGATGGATGAAAAGCACGACAAGCAGCAATCCATGAAGGGATTGAAGCGCGGCGGTAAAGCTAAATATGCTGAAGGCGGTTCTGTTAAAAAAGAACCTGTTTATTTAACCCATGAACAAAAGAAAATTAAAACTGCTTCAATGAGAGATGCTCATAATATGGAAAATCGTTCCGAGCGCATGGCTCATTTTAATAAAGTTTTGGCAAGCCCACAAAAAACAAAATCACAAAAAGCCAATGCTGAAATGAAAATGGATTATCTAAAAACAAATCCAAGTGCTGAAGCTGGCCGCAATATGAATATGTATGTGCGTCTGACCAAAAGGGCGCAGGATACAACCGGCCGTGGCGGTCTCAGAGGCCCACAAATTGATATGGCAAAATCTTTAGGGGTTAAAATGCCAGCAACAGCTGTTGCAAAGAAACGCGGTGGTCGCGCAAAAATGAAGGCATGTTAAGTGCGCTATAGCGACTTACCACTAATTGAGCGGGTGCTTTTTGCGTTGCGAGAAGAGCTGAAAAGTTTTTCCGAAAGTGCGTTAAAAAGCCCCGCCCAACGAGACGCCTTTGAGTATGGGCGTGTGACCGGACATTTTTCCGGAGTAGAGAAGGCTATCCAACTTATAGAGGAAGCCTTAGTTAAAGATAACGAGGACGACGATCATGGCTACAGCCGCCGTGGTGAAACTCGCTTCACCATCAGAAACTGACGAAGCATTTCCAAAAATTGAATTTGGCATTGCACCAACCGGCTCACGGATTTTGGTTCAGATCCGTAGGCCCAAGACCAAAATTGGCAATATTCTTTTGAGTGAATATTCAAAGGATGCCGAGCTGGATAATACCCAAGTTGCTAAGGTAGTTGCTGTTGGCCCTATGGCTTTCCGCAATCGTAACACAATGGAACTGTGGCCGGAGGGGGCATGGTTCAAGCCGGGAGATTATGTCTTTGTTCCTAAATACGCTGGTTCTCGGTGGCGTCGTGACGTGCCGGGGCAACAAGGCGAGAAGGTTGAGTTTGTCATTTTCAACGACTTAGACATCGTTGGAGTGGTGACTATAGACCCGCTGGCCGTTCAAGCGTATATATAAGGGAGAATGAACATGGACAGACGTAAAAACCAGATTGATGAAGCTGACGATCAGGAAGAATTGGACTTTATGGAAGAGTCTGATGCTCCGGATGAGGAGGATCGTCGCCTCATGGCTGAAGACGGTGATGATGACCGTCTTGAAGATGACCAGCGTGAATCTCAGGATGCTGCAACGGACGGGGATGAAGCTAACTCCCGTGCGGCTCGTCGCAAACGTCAAAAGGAACGCCAACGTGAGAGTATGAAGAAAACGCGGGAGGAGAATGAAATCCTTCTGCGTGAGCTTCGGACAGCTCAGGAGCGGATTGCGGCACTTGAAACTCGCAATTTGCAAGTTGACTCCAAGACGGCTGAAATCACCTACGCTAATGCTTTGGCTGATATTCAAAGAGCAGAGGCTCAGCTTAAAGAGGCTTTTGAAACGGGGGATGGCGACAAGGCGATCAAAGCCCAGCGTCTCCGTGAACAAAGTCTTGCTCAGGCGCGTGATGCTGAAGAGCTTAAGCGCCGTGTAACTAATCCTCAACCGCAACAAAATTTGCTAGATCCTTTGACGGATCAATATGCAAAGCGGTGGATGCGTGAAAATCCTTGGTTTGATCCGGCCGGTCAAGACGAGGATTCAGCGATAGCCCGTGCCATTGACGAGGCATGGTCCCGTGAAGCTGCTCAAAAGGGGATTACCCCTCAGAGCGAGCGTTATTGGAATGAACTAGATGAGCGTGTGAAACGTCGTCTTGGCCAAGACGAAGTAGAACGGAAGCCCAGAAAGTCCGCTCCGCCGGTTACTGGACGGGGGGAATACTCCCCACGGCCCGCAACCAAAGACAATGATACATTGACGAAGGAACGCATAGACGCGCTGAAAGCTCTGAATGTTTGGGATAATCCCGAGCAACGTAAGAAGTATATCGCCGCCTATCGTGACTATGATCGTCAATCAGGCAAACGCTAACTTTACGGAGGATAAAATGTCAGAAGAAAGAACCAAGAAACCCGACGATAACAATCGTGGAAACCGAGCCATGGAAGATCGGCCCATTACTGAGAACAGAAACTTCTCAGATGATGACCGTTTGACCATGTTTAGGCAGCAATTCTTTCAATCCGCACTGCCCGATTTACCGGAAATCCCCGGTTATCACGTCTGCTGGCTCACAACCAGCAACCCACGCGACTCGATACATTCACGTCGCTCCCTTGGATACGTACCGGTAGCACCAGAGGAAGTTCCCGGCTGGGAACACAATTCCATTAAAACTGGTGAATACGCAGGTTGTATCGGGGTGAATGAAATGGTGGCGTTCAAACTGCCTATGCGTCTTTATGAGGCGTATATGCACGAGGCCCACTTTGAGCGGCCTAGGACGGAGGAAGGTAAATTGGCTGACACAGCTGATTTTATCCGTCAGCAAGCAAAGCAAATGGGTGCAGATGTGTATGAAGGGGATGGTATGTCGGCTTTGCGTTCACCCATGAGCCGTTAGGCTCTAACGTAACCAAACCCGAAGGAAATTAAGATGAGTTCATCTTACACTCCCTTTGGCCTCCGTCCGGTCTATTCCCCAATGGGAATTGTCCGTCCGTTCTCTGGCCAAATTAAGTCGGGCTATGCTACTGATATTTTTCAGTACCAGCCCTGCCGGTATGGTCTTTCAGGCGACTCTGGGTCGGTTGAAGGCTACATCGTTCCCGCAGCCGCAGGCGAGCGACTGATTGGCACCTTTATGGGTGTTGAATTTGTTGACTCGACTGGTCGTCAGCGCGTCAGCAACTTCTGGCCCGCAGGCACATCGGCTACGGAAATCATTGCCTATTTCACGACTGACTACACGTTGGTCTATGAAATTCAGGCTAATGCTACGTTGGCTATCGCTACAATCGGCGGTCAATACGACATCACCTCGGCCACGGGTTCAACCCCGCTTGGCTTCTCGTCAACCGGTCTCAACGTTGCATCGTCGGCTTCCAATGCGCAGCTCCGCGTCATTGGTATCTCCGATTATGTCGATAATGCTTGGGGCGACGCATATCCCATCGTTCAGGTTCAGATTTCTGAGCATCAGAACGTTGCGGATCGTGCGGCTTACTAAGGAGGGCTTAACACATGGCACTTCCAATGCGCAGTACTGACTTTCGGTCAGTAGTTGAGCCGATCCTGAACGAAACGTTTGACGGCATCTATAACGTCCGCAAGGACGAGTGGGCGCAAGTCTTCAAGGAGCAACGTGGTATTCCACGTAACTACCATGAAGAACCTGTGCTTTTCGGCTTCGGTGCAGCTCCGGAACTCCCGGACGGCACGGCAGTCACCTACCAAAGCGGCGGCGTATTGTTCCTCGCCCGATACACCTACCGGGTGTACGGCTTGGCCTTTGCGCTCACCAAGGTTCTCGTGGAAGACGGCGATCATATCTCGATCGGCCGCACTTACGCAGAGCATCTTGCTCGCTCGCTCATTGAAACGAAGGAAACCCTTGGCGCGAACATCCTTAACCGGTCGTTCACAGCTGGGTATGTCGGCGGCGACGGCGTCACGCTCGTCAACACGGCACACCCGATTGCCAACGGTCTTACCTTCTCTAACCAGCTCGCAACGGCAGCAGCCTTGTCGCAGACATCGCTTGAACAGATCCTCATTCAGATCCGTCAGGCAGTGGACAACAACGGCAAGAAGATCCGCCTTGAGCCGAAGAAATTGGTCGTTTCACCGTCCAACTTCTTCCAAGCTGAAGTGCTTCTGAAGTCTGCTCTCCGCACTGGCACCAATAACAACGACGTCAACCCACTGGTAACCACTGGGGTGTTGAACGAAGGACAGGCTAACCTGTCGCGTCTGACCTCAAACACCGCATGGTGGGTTGAGACGGATGCGCCGGAAGGCTTGAAGCTCCTCATGCGTCGTCCATTGGAAAAGAGCATGGAAGGTGACTTTGAAACCGACTCAATGCGCTACAAGGCAACCGAGCGTTATATATTTGGGTGGACGGACCCGCGCGGCGTGTACGGCACTCCGGGTCTCTAAGTAAATTTCTGGGGCTGGTTCATCTGGATCAGCCCCAGATTCTTTGACTATTGTGCAATTTTACTGCATTATAAATTATCTGAAACTGGTCAAACTTTTCAAGGAGCAGACCAATGGGACAACAAAGTGATGATCTCTGGATGGGTACAGCAACTGGCCCCCAGACAGCTGGCTGGGCAAGCGGTGGCAACCCCGGCGTAATTGGCCAAGGCGTAGGCCCAATGGGTCGCACGACCTACCTCGATATTGTGCCAGCAACTCTCTCTGCGACTGCGGTTTGCGCGGCACAGGCTGTAGCAGCGGCTGGCAATGCAACAATTAACGGCGCATCAGCAGCAAGCGGCGTAGCAACGCTTGATTATGCTCGCGCTGTATCAGCAGTTTCTTCAAACGCTGGCGACACAACGCAAACAATTACTGTCACTGGCACTGATTATTATGGTCAGGCACAGACAGAAACGATCACATTGACAGGCACCACAACGGCTGATGGCAAAAAGGCTTTCAAAACCATCACGCAAGTTGCTGTCTCTGCTGCTCTTGCCGGCAATCTTTCGGTTGGAAGCACTGACATCTTTGGCTTGTCTTATCGTGTCACTGATGGCGGCTATCTCTTCCGTACTGGCTGGGCTGGCGCAGTTGCTGACAACGCTGGCACCTTTGTTGCGGCTGATACAACCAGCCCTGCAACGGCAACGACAGGCGACGTTCGTGGCACGTTCAAGCCAAGCACAGCTGCAAACGGCTCCCGCCGTCTCGTAGTCGGCATGATTATGACGGCTGTTCAGGCTGGCCCGAACGCAACGCAGACAAGCGCAATTGGTGTTGTTCCTGCTTAATTGAGTTGGGGGAGCTTAGTCTCCCCCTTCCTTCACATGGAGAACATCAATGGCTGATGCGGTTACGTCGCAAATAATTCTTGATGGCGATCGGCTTGCGATTATCAAATTCACAAACCTTTCCGATGGCACGGGTGAAACCGCAGTCAATAAGGTTATTGTTGCAAATTTAGCGCCAAATCAGTTTGGTCTTGCCTGTAACGGTTGCGCCATCAATAAGATTTGGGCAAGCACACAAGGCATGGCAGTCAACATTCTTTGGGATGCGACCGCTGATGTTTTGGCGTTTGTGATCCCGACTGATACGTTTTACGATATGCCATTTGATGAATTTGGCGGTATCAAAAACAATTCCGGCGCGGGTAGCACGGGCAATATAGCCTTTACAACCGTAGGGGCTGCGGCTGGCGATAGCTATACGATTATCTTGGAAGTCATAAAAAGCTATGCTTCATCATAAGATGGGCTAGGAGTAATTTATGCGCAGAATAGTTTTATCCATCACAGGCGCGACAGATAGTGATGTCTCGCCCATGAACCTGAACACCAGCCCATTTAATATAGGTTTTGGTGTTACGGTTACTGGGACGATCAACTACACCGTCCAGCATACGTTTGATGATGTGTTTTTGCCGTCCTTTGACCCGACAACAGCTGTTTGGTTTGACCATCCAACGATTTTTAGCCAATCAACAAATCAGGATGGCAACTACGCTTTTCCTGTCTCTGGCATCAGGATCATAGGTAATTCGGGTGGTGGAACCGCTACTCTAACACTCATTCAAGCTGGTATCGTATAATGGGTTACGTCGGCTACTCAGGAGTTGCAAATCAGGCGCCAACCACGCCCGGCTGCGCTCTTGGTGTCGTTGCCGATGCCAATAATGGATATGGTGATGATGTAGGTGGGGCGGGTGTCGTTGATACCTATTCCTGCCTCATTCCACCGCCGCCAGTTGTCTATTATTACATTTTGATGGAAAATTCTGGATACGTCTTACAAGAAGACGCATTTAAGATTTATCTGGAGGTCCAGTAATGGCCGACCAAAAAATCTCAGCAATGCCATCAGCAAGTACGCTTGATGGCACCGAAATCACTCCGATCGTACAGGCTGGTACCAACAAGCAAGTCACGACTGGAAACTATGTTGCGCAAGTCCTGAATGTTACTGCTGCCACGCCAACGCAGGGCGGGACAGGTATTAAGACTTATACGCTTGGTGATACGCTCTATGGCTCCGGCACCAATACTCTGGCTAAGCTGGCTGGCAACACTACGACAACGGAAAAGTTTTTGACTCAGACTGGTACTGGTTCCGTATCGGCTGCTCCTGTCTGGAAAACTATTGGGCCATCTGACATCAATACGCAGTATGGTGCATTTCATTATGACTTTAGCACCACATTGAATGGCGGTATTAGCAGTTCCGCTACTACGATTGTTGTTGTTAGCACGACAGGATTTTCCAATACTGGCGCAATCCTTATTGGCGCGGAGTTGATTACCTATACTGGTATTACCGCCACATCATTTACTGGATGCACCCGTGGCGCAGCTGGGTCTTCCAACGTATCTCATACAACTGGCACAGCAGTCAATGGCGCACAGGTTGCGACGGCAAACACAGCGACGCTTCTTCAAATCAACACAACTGATTTGAGCAATGGGGTAACACTCAATACGTCAACCAGCGAGGTATCTGTAGCTATAGCTGGAACGTATAATTTTGCTTTCAGCGCACAGCTTCATAACTCTGCAACTGGGCAAACGCTTCTTGCTATTTGGTTTGCGATCAATGGAGTCAATCAAGCCAATACAACGAGCTGGGGAACGGTTGCCTCAAGAGAAAATGCTTCAACTCCCGCATCAGCAATTATGACGGCAAACGTGTTCTTTACGCTGTCTGCTGGTGATAAGGTTACGATGAAGTGGATTACTTTAGATGGACATGGCGCATTGGTGACGTATCCAGAAAGCGTAAGCCCTGCGTATCCCGCCTCCCCTGCGCTTATCCTCACGGTCAATCAGGTGTCGTAAAATGGCAAAGTCTCCTGCAGGGCAACGCAAAGAAGGCAAGAATCCTAAAGGCGGCTTGAACGCCAAGGGTCGCGCTTCGGCCAAGGCTCAGGGGATGAACCTGAAAGCTCCGGCTCCGCATCCAAAGTCAGATAAGGAAAAGGGCCGCCGCGCTTCATTTTGCGCCCGTATGTCTGGCATGAAGAAAAAGCTAACATCATCTAAAACGGCCAATGATCCCAATAGCCGTATCAATAAATCCCTCAGAGCATGGAACTGCTGACATGGCAAAAGCATTTTGGGAAACCAAAAATCCAAAGAAGGAAAGCAGGAAACTGACGCCTGCTCAAAAAACTTCCGCCAAGGCCCGCGCTAAAAAGGCTGGCCGTCCTTATCCTAACCTAGTTGATAATGCTGCTGCTTCAAGGAGAGCAAAATGAAAGGCTTCAAACCAAACCACAAAATGTCCCATGGCGGCGATATGGGCGGCGACGGCCGCAAGCACTCGCGTATTGAGACAGCTAAATACGCTAAAGGCGGAACGGTTACCTATTCAAAAAAAGAACCTAAGTTTGGTGGTAATTCTGGTGCCAAGCTAACAAACAAGCCACCTAAATTTGGCGGCGGTCGCCCAGCTGGTAAGGTAACTAATAAGCCGCCTAAGTTTGGTGGTAATCGCCCAGCTGGTGAAGTTACCATTAAAGATTATGCTGCACAGCGCAAAATTGATGGCGGCGGTATTTCTGGCGGACCAACAAAGTTGCCAAAGGGCCAAACGGCTCCCGGCAGCAAAACTAAGACAAAGCCTTCAACTAAAACAAAATCTAAAATTTCTAAAGCGCCAATTATAAAAATGGTTGCTTATTCTAAAAAAGAAAACAAGGGCGACAAAACCAATTGGATGCCTAAAGACGATAAAGATAAGGGTGATGTTGCCGTTGAAAGCAAAGACAAGGGTAACAGAACCAATTGGATGCCTAAAGAAAAAGATGCCAAACGTGCTGAAGAAAATAAAAAAAGAGAAGAAAGAATAGCAGAAAGAGAAAAAAGAAGAAAAGAAAGAAAAGGTAAAAAAACTGTAATGGATGATGCAAAAGATGATACCAAGACTACAAGCACTACTAGCACAACAAACAATGTGTCTGCATCTCCAACAACAACTTCTGCAAAATCAACGGCTGGCACAAGCACAGCCCCTTCAATCTCGTATGCCTATAACCCTGTAACATCTGCTGAAAGGCTTGGTGCTGCGGTTGTTGGCAAGCAGCTTAAGAAGGGTGGCAAGGTTATGAAGAAGGCTGATGGTGGAGCTATCGCTGGTCGTACTGCGGCGGCGGGCAAACCATTTATGCCCCGTCGCGGCCGTCCTTTTGGTGAGGTAACCAACAAACTTCCTAGAGCTGGTATTGGCGGCGGTGTTTTTTCCCCAATTGGTCGCCCCGCTGTTGGAG